CAACACCCTCCTTCGCACCATTGGCGAGGCTCCGGTGAACACCCTGACCGGCTCTCTTCCCGTCGATGCCTCCATGGCTCGTCAGCTTCTCCACCAGAAGAGCCGCTCGCTCCAGACCAAGGGCTGGGCGTTCAATCAGGACCTCGACCTTCCCCTTGCCCCCATGACTGACGGCACTGTGCCCGTCCCCGGCAACACGCTCAGCATCGACCCGGTGGACCGCAGCAAGCGCCTCGTCATCCGCGCCGCCAAGCTCTACGACAGGGCCGCCCGGACCAACGTGTTCGCCTCCCCAGTGCGGGTGAACATCACCTACTTCCTCCCCTTCAACGAGCTGCCCGAGTACGCCCGGCAGTACATCACCATCAGCGGCGGCCGGCAGTTCCAAGACGGCACCCTGGGGGATGACAGCCTCCACCGCTTCACCGCGCAGGACGAGATGCGGGCGTGGTCCGACTTCCTCGAAGCTGAGGTGGTGCAGGGCGACTACAACATCCTCCGCGACAGCCCCACCCTGATCCGCACCGCAGCCCGCCAGAGGGTCCCCCTCCGTTGATCCTGAACGGCGACCTCCCGAATTTCATGAACGGGGTGTCTCAGCAGGCCGTAGCGCTCCGTCTCCCCACCCAGCTTGAGGTGCAGGAGAACTTCTACTCGACCATTGTGGACGGGTTGAAGAAGCGCCCGCCGTCCGAGCACATCGCGAAGATCATGGACAGCGCCCCCGACGGGGCCTTCTTCCACATCATCAACCGCGATCAGGACGAGCGATACGTCCTCGTGGTCACCGCCTCCTCCATCAAGGTCTTCGACTTCGACGGGGTGGAGCAGACCGTCCACGTCCCCAACGGCGTCGGCTACCTGTCCGGCCTCACCGCGCCCACGGACCAGCTCCGGGCCCTCACGGTGGCGGACTACACGTTCCTCGTGAACCGCACCAAGACCGTCGCAGCGGGCACCGACACGTTCCCCCTCAGGGACGCCGAGGCCCTCATCAACGTCAACGCCGGCAACTACGACAAGCGCTACCGGATCGACATCGACGGCACCAGCGCCGCGGAGTACGGCACCCCCTCCAGCGCCAACAACAAGTTCGTGGTGGCCAACAACGGCCTCCCCGCGTCCAACCCGTCCGCCAATATCTGGAAGGGCGGGGACACGGTAGAGGCGGCGCCGGTCTCCGGTGACCCCCTCAACGGCGACGTTGGCCTCCGCCCCAACCAGTGCATCGCCACCTCGGAGATCGCCAAGCGGCTCCGGGCCAACCTCATCGAGAGCATCGGCAACGACGGCGACCCGTGGGGTGTGGGCATCCACATCAACGCCCTCCACATCGTCAACTACGACGACGACTTCTCCATCGACGGGGACGACGGCGTGAACGGGAACGCGATGAAGGTCATCAAGGGCCAGGTGTCACGGTTCTCGGACCTCCCCAACTACGGCCCGCTCGGCTTCACCGTCGAGATCACCGCCTCCAACGGCACCAACTTCGACAACTACTGGGTCGAGGCTGTGAAGGGGGACAACCCCGGCAGCTCCGCCGTCCGGTGGAGGGAGTGCCCCAAGCCGGGCACCGTGAAGGGCCTCGACGCCGCCACGATGCCGCACCTCCTCGTCCGCAACTCGGACGGGACGTTCACCTTCAAGCAGGCTGAGTGGGACGAGCGCGTCTGCGGGGACGGCACCACGATCAACCCCGACCCGTCGTTCGTCGGTCAGGAGATCGAGGACGTGTTCTTCTTCAAGAACCGCCTGGGCTTCCTCTCGGACGAGAGCTGCATCATGTCCAAGGCCGGGAGCTACTTCGACTTCTTCCGCACCACGGCCACGGCGCTGCTCGATGACGACCCTATCGACGTCGCGGCAACGCACATCAAGGTCTCGTTCCTCAAGCACGCGGTGCCCTTCCAAGACACCCTGCTCCTCTTCTCCGCCGAGACGCAGTTCCGCCTCGCCGGTAACGAGCTGCTCACCCCCAAGACGGCCTCTATCCGCCCCCTGACCGAGTACTCCTGCTCCACCAAGGTGAAGCCCTCGGTGGTCGGGAAGATGGTCTTCTTCCTCTCCGATGCCGATGGCTACGACGGAGGCGGCCACGCGGCTGCCTACGAAATGGCCTACGACAAGAAGATGGAGACGGTGGCCGCCGCGGAGATCACCGCCCACTGCCCGGCCTACATCCCCGAGGGCTCCTTCCGCCTCGTCGGCTCCGTCGATGAGAGCTGCGTCGTGGCCCTCACGGCCGGCGACCCGTCCGCCATGTACGTCTACCGCTACTACTGGAGCGGGGACGAGAAGGCCCAGTCCTCGTGGTCCCGTTGGACCCTTGCCGGCGCCACTCTCCTCGACGCCGCGTGGATCAACTCCGACCTCTACGTCGTCGTTGCCCGCAGCGGGAAGGTGTACCTAGAGCGCCTGACGATGGACACGGTGGCCTTCGATGAGGAGGTGGGCTTCAAGGTCGGCCTCGACCGCCGCTTCACTCAGTCCTCCTTCATCTACGCCCCGGACAACCCGACGCAGGGCTCGGGCTTCACCGCCCCCTACGCCCCCTCGGCCGGCCTCCGCGCCGTGGTGGTGGACGGCCCCAGCATCCCCAAGGGTAGCGAGGTCGGCGTCCTGAGCATCTCCGGCTCCACGGTGCGCCTCGCAGGCAACCTCACCGGCCACACGGTCATGCTCGGCTACTCCTACGAGAGCCGCGCCCGCCTCTCCACGCTGTACCCCCGCCAGCCCACGCAGACGGGACAGCTCATCACCAAGCAGGAAGGCCGCCTCCAGCTCCAGCACCTCGCCGTCGTCTACGACCGGGCGGGGTTCTTCCGGGTGGAGGTCAGGTCGGAGGGCAGGGCCATGGTGCCCTACACCTTCAACTCCTTCGTGGTGGGCGCCCCGACCAACGGCGTCTTGGGCCAGCTGAACCTGGGCCGGGGGCGCATGAACGTCCCCATCATGGCCCGCAACACCCGAGTAGAGATCGACATCGTGAACGATCACTGGCTCCCGTCCTCCTTCGTGTCCGCCTCGTGGCGTGGCATCTGGAACCAACGGGGCCGCGAAGTCTGATGAGCATCCATCGCCCCGCAACCCGGGACGATGTTCGGTATATGGCTCCTCGCCTCCGTGCCGCCGATAGGGCGGAGGTGAGGGCCTACACCGGGCTGCCCCCGGAGGTGGTGCTCCACCAATGTCTCGATACCAGCGACCAGTGCTGGGTCGGTTGCGCCGATGACGGCGAGCCGGGCGTCCTATGGGGGACGCAGCCGGTCTACGAAGTCCCCGAGGTGGGCTGGATTTGGATGGTCTGTACGGACCTCCTCTTCAAGCACCGGTACGAGTTCCTCACCCAGGCCCGTACACACCTCCCCCTCGCCCACGCGAGGTACCCCATCCTCACCAATCACGTTGACGCCCGCAACACGGTCCACATCAAGTGGCTCCGGTTCATGGGCTTCTCCTTCCTCCGCCGCATCGAGCGCTGGGGGGCCGAAGGCCGGCCCTTCCTTGAGTTCGCGCGGCTCGACCCCTCGCAAGGATAACCATGTGCCTCCCCGTTCTCGGGGCTCTCGCCAGTGTCGGTAGTGCCATCGCCGGTTTCGCCGGAGCACAGCAGCAGGCGGATGCCCAAAACGCCTACTACCTCGCCAACGCAGCCGAAGCCAACCGCGCGGCGGGGCAGCAGTTCGTCAATCTGAACATCAAGTCCGACCAGACCCGCGCCTCCGCGCAGGGTGAGGCCTTCGACCAGTCCATCGAGGCCCTCCGCAAGCGCTCCACCGCACAGGTGGCCGCGTCTGAGGCAGGCGTCTCCGGGCTCTCCGTGGATGCCCTCATCGGGGACATTTACGCGCAGGAAGGCCGCCGCTTCGACCGCCTCGACCAGCAGTACCGCGCCGATGAGATGGCCGTCAGGTCGCAGATGGATGACGTTCAGGCCAACGCCCAGCAGCGCATCAACTCCGTCCAGCGGGCCGAGCAGCCGTCGCCCCTCTCCTTCATCTTCCAGGGTCTCTCCGGCGCCGTTAACGGCTTCAAGATGCCCGGCATGGGAACCGTCTAATGCAGCGCGTCCAAGTCCAAGACCTCCCCGAGCCGGAACGCTTCCGCCCCGTGCAGCCGACAGGCGACACCTACGGCGGCGTGGACAAGCCCGTCATCGACAAGAACTGGGAGCGTCTCTCCTCCGCCCTGTCCTCGTTCAGCACCGCCATCGGCGGCATGGGACGCCGGGACAACAAGGAGCAGGGTCTCCAGTGGGAGGCCATGTACCAGCGGGCCCGGCAGGAGCGCGGCAACGCCGAGGCCGGCCGTATGGTCATGTCTGGCGAAATCCCCGTCTTCCGAGACCCCGCCCGAGGCCCCGTCGCGGCGAACACCCTAGGCGCCGACCACGCCCGAGACTGGCTGGAGCAGCAGCGCCGGGACATCGCGCAGGGCACCTACCCCCTCTTCGGCCCGGATGGCCGCCCCACCGACGTGGGCTCCGTCCACTCCCAGCGGGTGCAGGAGCACTACCAGCGCCAGCCGCCCCAGCTCCAGGTCCGCCCCGGGGTCCTGAACCCCATCGCCCGGGGCTACCAGATGGGCTTCGCTGCCGAGGTCGAGAAGGCCCGTGAGGAAGCCATTGCCGCCCAGCGGGCCGCGGTGGCGAGCGAGAACAACGCCCTCATCGACAGCAGCATCACCCGCTTCCTCTCCCCCATCGGGGAGGCCGCCGGCCGCCGCAACCCGGACGGCTCCTTCGCCGTCTCCGACGAGCAGCTCGCGGAGCTGTGGTCCAAGCAGCGGCAGGAGATCAGGGGCTTCTTCGCCCCGCCCGGCAAAGACAGCCTCATCGACTACCGCCGCATCGAGAACCGCACGGTCGGTCTCCTCTCCGACCTCGCCCGGGACAACCCCGAGGCGGCCCTCCGGCTGATGCAGCTGAACCGGGGCCGCACCCCCGAGGGCGTGGAGCTGGGTCCGATCATCGCCAACCCGACGCACTTCGACCGCCTCCGCGACGTGGAGCGGGCCGCGCGGCAGAAGGCCATGGAGAATGCCGACGCTGCGGTCCTCAACCGCGCCGCCGAGGAGGGAGCCCGCCAGCTCCGCGCCGGTAACGGCATCGCCCTACAGGGCCTCACCGACCGCTCCTACGAGAACCCGTGGGATCAGGACCCCAACACCCGGACCCGGACCCTCTCCGCCTCCCGCATCCGTGACGCGGCCTACGCCCGTGCGGCCACGCAGGAGGAGACGGCCATCCGGCAGCAGGGCTCCAGCCCCAAGGCCACCGAGGAGGCGCTCTTCGAGAGTGCCCGCCGCCTCTACATCCAGAGCAACGTGCCCAACCCGGCGTGGCGGTCCTCCATGAACGAGGCCATCCGCATCTCCGGCGACCCGGCAGCGCTCTCCGATCCGGCCAACTCGGCCAAGGCGGCGCAGGCCCTCGACCTCTACGAGCGCCTCTCCCGCGAGCACCCGGGCTACCTCAAGACCCTTGGGCTCACCGACGACAGCGAGCGCTTCTTCCAGCGTGTCGCCACCCTCCGCGACGGGCTGGGTATGCCCCTCCCGCAGGCCATGCAGGAGGCCGCCCGCATCGGCCAGAACCGAGCCCCCACCCTCGACGCCGCCGCCCGGCAGCGCGTGGTCACCGAAGCCAACCGCCTCGGTGCTTCTTGGATCGGGTGGCAGTCCGCCGGCTCCAACGTCATGGAGGGCCGCAGGAACATCGAGAACCTCGCCACGGAGATCATGGGGGCCAGCGACATCCCGGCTGAGGCCGCGGTGAAGAAGGCCGCCGAAATCCTCCAGAGCCGCACTGTGGTCCTCAACGGCCGCAGCCACTTCGGTGATCCGTGGGTCTCCAAGGAGAGCCTGCCCTTCTGGCAGTCCCGCCTCGCGCAGATCGTTCAGGAGCACCGCACCCTCGCCGGCTCTGAGGGCGGCATCTCTGACCCCTCCAAGCTCTCCGTCGTCCGCGTCAACAACGGCGGCGGCTACGCTGTGGTGGACCAGAACGGCTTTCAGGTCCGCGCCCCGGTCCCCGATCCCCGCAACCCGAATGGCCCTCCCATCCTCCGCCCGGTCTTCATCGAGCCCCGCTCGGTGCAGAACGCCATGGAGATGGACAGGCAGGCCCGTAAGGCCGGCGAGCTGGCGGAGATCGGACGACAGGCCCAGATCAGGGACATCCGCGCCCAGCTGGCCAGCGACGAGCAGGCCCGTAAGCAGGGCGGCGACCGTATGGGCCACACCCGCCTCACCGACGAGCGCCGCGCCCAACTGACCGAGGAGCTTCTGGTCCTTGGTGACCGCGTGGTCGGCCGAGCCCCCGAAGACGGCGGGCCCGCCCAGTCCAACGTGATCCCCGGCCGCAACCCCTTCGGCTCCACCACCGTCGATCCCCGCGCCCAGCGGATGGATGACCAGCCCGACCCGGCCCCAATGCGTAATCCCCTGACCGACCTCTTCACCCGCTTCCAGCGGCCTGAGGCAGAACGGCAGGACGCGCAGACGGCGCAGGAGCGGGCAGCCAACGCCATGAGGCGGCGCCGCAGCCGCACCGAACAGTAACCCAGGAGGGAGGGGGCACCCCGTCCCCTCCCACCACACAGGAACCTGAATGAGCAGCATCACTGACGAGCTGGCTGGCGACCCCATTGAGGTGGCGGCCCCCGCCCCCACGACCGAGCAGCAGCTCAACTACGACGCCCTGATGAACGCCCCGGCCCCCTCCGCCCCGTTCGTCCCCGGCGACCGGCCCCTCGACCAGGCCTTCCAAGCCCTCCCCCGCAGCGCAAACATTGACGACCGCCGAGGCTACCGTGGGATGCGTGAGCGGGCCAACATGGCCATCCGCGACCGCGCCAACGAGGTGATGGCTGCTGACTTCGCCCGCCGCGAGGTCGAGGCCGAGAGCACCGACACTATCGCCGCGATGCAGCTCATGGGGGAGACCCCCCAGTTCCCCGACATTCAGGACGTGGCCCCCGATCCGGCCCCGGCCGACAACTTCGACGGCAGCGACGGAGCCCCGGTGGACGACGCCGCGGCCGCCACCCGCCGCACCCTTGAGATGCCCGTTGGCGGCTACCCCGACGACATCGCCCCGCCCGCCCCGGCCGCTACGGCGGTCGAGCAGGCCCCTCTCCCGGCCCCGGCTACTACCCCCGCTCCCGCCCCCTCAACGCCCGTCCAGCCCCCCTCTCCGGCCCAGCAAGTGGCCCCCGAGGACGGGCAGCCGCAGGTCCCGCAGGGCGTGTCCCCCAATGGCGTCCTCACCGCGGTTACCCCCGGCGGTGCCGGCTACGACGAGTACACCCGCCGCCTCCGCATTCAGGAGAGCAACGGCGTGGTGACGGCCAAGGCGCCCACCTCCTCCGCCCGCGGCCTCTACCAGTTCCTTGACGACACGTGGGGCATCGCAGGGCGCACCCGTAACGGGCAGCCCGTGGGCCTCGCCAACACCCCGACAGGGCAGGCCGCCGGCCTCCGCCCGATCAATCCCGCGGACGTGGGCACCCCCCGCGACCCGCGCTTCGACCCGGCCCAGCAGGAGATCGCGATCAGGCTCTTCACCGAGCAGAACGCCGAAGCCCTCCGCCGCGGTGGTCACCCGGTCAACGGTCGGAACCTCTACCTGGCCCACTTCATGGGCTCTGGTGGCGCCCTCCGAATGCTCCGGCTGGTGAGGGACAACCCCGACCTCCCCGCCGCCACCGTCTTCCCCGACGCGGCCGGCGCCAACCGCAACGTCTTCTACACCCGCGAGGGCCGCGCCCGCTCCGTCTCCGAGGTCTACCGTCTCCAGACGGCCCGCTTCTCCGACGACGCAGTGGTCACCGAGCGCCCCCAGCGCCGCGTCACCGACCCGCTCGGCCCCGCCGATATGTCCCGTCCCCCGGCCATCGAGCTGGGCAGGGGCTACCGTGAGGGAGAGCAGGCCGCCATCCGTGCCCTCCGGGGCGAGGAGCAGCGCTCCTTCTTCCAGCTGGTGGGCGATGCCTTCCAGCGAGAGACCCCCGAGGGTGCCCTCCTCCGACAGGGCCCCGCGTTCACCGAGGAGCCCGGCTGGGCCACCCCGGCCAACCTCAAGCCCTACTTCGACCAAATCCCCGCGGGCTTCGAGAGCCGCCTATCGCAGGCCATCTCCCCCGCCCACGCGGACTGGATCGTCAAGAAGGCGAAGCAGGACAGCGTGATCGACAAGGCCATCGAGGAGGCCGGCTGGACCGGCACTGGTGCCTCCGTCCTCGCCTCCTTCCTCTCCCCCTCCGTGTGGGCCATCGGGATCGCCTCGGGCGGCCTCGGCAGTCTCGCCGCGGGCTCCTTCCGCCTCGGTAAAGCCGGCTCCCGCCTCGCGGGTGCGGCCATCGGTGCGGCTGGTAACGTCGCCTATGAGGGTGCCGTCGCTGGCATCAGCGGGGACGAGTACGGGGCAGGCGAGGCGTTCGGCGCGGCCATCACCGGTGCCATCTTCGGTGCCGCCTTCGGTCCCATCGGACAGAACCCGGCCACCTCCGCCGAAGCCCTGGCCCTCGCCCGGGCAGCTCGCCGCCACGCGGACGACATCATCGGGGGTGACCAGCCCGCCCACGTCCGTGGCCCCGCCGCGGCAGGCGCAGGCGTCTCCGCCGACCCCAACCTCCCCGAGGTGACGGACAACCCGGCATGGCGTGCCCTGACCGACGCTGCGTTCCAGCGCGGCTCCGGCAACGCGGTCGCGGACAACCTCCGCATCTCGCTCGGCGGCCAGCTCGCCGTCTCCCCCAACGTGGGCACCCGCGCCGTCGCGAGCGGCCTCGTGGTGGACGTGGTGGGCAAGGGCGCGGCCGTGAACCACAACACCGCGGATCAGAACATGATCATGCTGGCCCAGCGGTTCCAGTCCCAGTACCTCTCCGTCACCGACCCGGCCTACCGCGAGTGGGCCGAGGAGGAAGGCATCGGCTTCTTCGGCCGCCTCATCGGGCGCCGCCGCGAGGAGTTCATGAACACGATCGGTCGGGCCATCCTGACCGCCACGGACGACGAGATCGCCCAGCTCCCGCCCTCCATGCAGCGCGTCATCAAGGCGCACGGTACGTGGGTCGTGGAGCGCCTGAACGAGCTACAGGACCCGAGCCTCGTGTTCGGTCCCCGGCAGTTCCGCCGCGGCGTCCCCGGCTCTGAGAACCTCACCCCCGACGCCCGCTACATGCCGGTCCTGTGGGCCGAGCACAAGATGCAGACGGCCCTCGACAGGGTTGGCTACAACCGGCTTGAGACGTTCATGGCCGGCGCCATCAAGAACGTGCAGACGGAGATTGACGACGACCTGGCTCGCCGCCTCGCCGCCGCCATCATCCGTGGCCCCAAGGACCGCATCGCCGGAGCCGACGACGCCATCTCCCGGGCGCTCGCCCACGCTGACGTGGAGAAGCTCAAGACCATCCTCAAGTCGGACTACGACTGGGAGGACAAGGCCCTCGAAAGCCTCGTCGCCCAGCTCAGCCGCTCCAAGCCGCGCGTCGAGGGCTTCCTCAACCGCCGCATCGGGATGAACTACCGAGCCGAGATGCAGCTCCCCGATGGCTCCGTGCTCCGCATGACGGACCTCATGGAGACCAACGCCGAGATGCTGATGATGCAGTACGGCAGGAAGCACGCCGGCCGCATGGCTCTCGCCAACTTCAAGGCGGTGAACCCCGAGACCGGCGACGTCCTGTTCGACGGCATCACGTCCGACGCTGACTGGGCTGCCCTCCTCCGCCTCGCGGAGAACAAGGCCCGTGACACGCCCGGCCTCGACGCCATGAAGGCTTGGGCCAAGGAGAAGGACACCCTCCAGTACGCCTACGACCGCATCCGCGGCCGGCCCAACCCGGCCGTCGAGAAGCTCGGGCAGGTGGCTGATTGGATGCGGTTCGTCCGCACCTTCAACTTCGCCCGCGTCATGAACCTCATGGGTCTCACCTCGCTGGCCGACGTTGGCCGCTCCGTGGGCTCCGTGGGCATCAAGGCGTTCACCCAGCAGATGGGAGCGTACCGCCGCATCCTCGACATGGATGGCCGACAGGTCCTCAAGTACGGCATCGACCGGGAGCTGGAGGCCATGTTCGGTCTCGGCACCGACGCCCTCCGCGGCTTCAAGAACCAGGTGATGCTGGACGAGTTCATCCACCACGGCTCCGACCGGCTGGTGGACAAGGCCAACCGTGCCGCCGATCTCGCCGCCCACATCACCACCAAGTTCTCCGCGCAGCACGCCGTGCAGTCGTGGCTGGACCTCGTGGTGGGTCGCGCAGCCGCCCAGCGGTTCGCTGACATCGCCGCCAAGGGTACCCTCAGCCGCGCTGAGAGGAACCTTGTGAACTTCCTCGGCCTCGATGACGCCATGCTCCAGCGCGTCCTCGGGGAGGTCCGGTCCAACTTCTCGCACGAGACGGGTGCCCTCTTCGGGCGCCGCGTGGTGCAGATGAACATGGACAAGTGGGCCGACGTGGAGGCTCGCGCTGCGTTCCAGCAGGCCCTCTTTCGGTACGTCCGCACGACCGTCCAGCAGAACGACGTGGGCTCCCTGCATCAGGTGATGTCCCACCCCATGGCGCAGCTCATCTTCCAGTTCCGCTCCTTCTCCATCGTCGCCCACGAGAACCAGCTTCTCCAAGGCATCGCGATGGCCGATGAGCGGCAGCTGGGGATGGCCCTCGGCACCATGCTCTCGGGCTCGCTGGTCTACGCCGTGCAGACCCACCTCCAGGCCCTCGGCCGCAGCGATGCGGACAGCTTCTTGGAGGAGAAGGGCATGAAGCTCCGCAACGACGGGGACTACGGCAAGCTGGCTCTGGCCACCTTCCAGCGGGCTGGCTTCTCCGGCCTGATCCCCATGGCCGTGGACAGCGCCCTGATGTTCACCCCGATGAAGCCGGTGTTCAACGCCCGCTCCACCGGGAACCCCTCGGACATCATCTTCGGCAACCCCACGACCAGCCTCGTGAAGAACCTCGCCGGCACCTCACGCAACGTGATGGACGCCTTCTACAACGGCAGAGAGCTGACCCAGCCCGAGCTGCGGCAGGCCATGACGATCCCCGTCTGGAACAACGCCCTCGGGCTCTCCAACATCCTCTCCCTCATGATCAGCGGGCGCCCTGAGTAAGGGCCCCTGATCCCCAACAGGAACAATGAGCACCCCTTCCTTCGCCACCTACACGGGTGACGGGTCGAACAGCCAGTTCGTCGTCCCCTTCCCCTACCTCGATCAGGCGCATGTGAAGGTCTACGTCAACGGCACCTCGGTCACCTTCGGGTGGCTGGGGGCCGGCTTGATCCAGACGACCGCGGCGCCCGCCAACGCCTCCACCGTCTTGATCCGTCGTGAGACACCGGCCGATACGCCGCTGGTGGACTACGCGAACGGCAACGTAGTCCTCGACAGCGACCTCGACATCGCCACCCTCCAGGCCCTTTACGTGGCGCAGGAGGCCATCGACCTCGTCAACGAAGGCTTCTCTCTCGACGCCTCGCAGAACTGGGACGCCAGTAACAGGCGCATCTCTCGCGTGGCCGACCCCGTCGCCGGCACCGACGCGGCCAATCGGCAGTGGGTTCTCACGCAGACCGCCATCCCCGGCCCTCAGGGTCCTCAGGGTCCGCAGGGTCCCATCGGCCCAACCGGCCTGACCGGCCCTCAGGGTCCTCAGGGTGAGCCCGGCCCGACTGGCGCCACCGGCCCGGCTGGTGCTCAGGGCCCCCAAGGTGTCCAGGGTCCGGCTGGTCCGCAGGGCCCGCAGGGCGTCCAGGGTGAGCAGGGCCCGCAGGGCAACTCCTTCACCCCCGACATCGTCGCGGCGAGCACCCTCCGCTCGACCTACGACGCCGAGCCCGCCGGCTTCTCGTTCCTCGCCACGGACCTCGGCGCGATCTCCTTCAAGGACACCAACACCTCTGGCGACTGGTCCGACTGGGTCCCGTTCGGCCGCGGCCCGCAGGGTCCCGCCGGCTCTCAGGGTCCGCAGGGCATTCAGGGTCCGCAGGGCATCCAAGGCATTCAGGGCATCCAAGGCCTCAAGGGGCTCAACTTCCGCGGCGCCTATAGCTCCGGCACTACCTACGCCACGGACGACGTGGTGCGCGATCAGGGCTCTTCGTGGGTCGCCAAGGCGAACACCACGGGCAACGCCCCGCCCACCCTGCCGACCGTCGAGAATGCCTTCTGGTCCCTCCTCGCGCAGAAGGGCTCGGACGGCTCCAGCTCCGCCTCGGCGGTCTCCTTCACGCCGGCCGCTGGCATCTCAGCGACGAACGTGCAGGCGGCCATCGAAGAGAGCGTGGCGGACACCGACACGAAGCTGGCGGGGAAGGCGAACACCTCCCACGGCCACGCCATGTCGGACGTCTCTGGCCTCGACGCGGCTCTCGCGGGGAAGGCGAACACCTCCCACGGCCACGCCCAGTCGGACATCACCGGTCTCAGCACCACCCTCTCGGGCTACATGCCCCTGACGGGCGGCGGCTTCACCGGGCCGGTCTCGATCACGGTAGACAGCACGGCGGTCGCGCAGACCATCACGCGATACAGCGCCACTGCCGGCATCCAGCTGCGCCGGTCCAACGGCACGGTGGGTGCCCCCACGGCGGTCGCTACCGGTGACATCCTTACCAGCCTCCCCGCCTTCGGCTACGATGGCTCCAGCTTTGTCGCTGGGTCCTACATCCGGGCCATCGCCCGCGGCACGATCTCCGCAGGCAGGGTCCCGATGTCCATCGTGTTTGGGACCATGAACGCCGCGGGAACGCTCGCGGATCGGATGGAGCTGACCGAGGAGGGTGTCCTGCTCGTCGGCGGTCAGCCGGTCGGCGGCGCCCCCCTCCAGGGCACCTCGCTGAACGATCAGACCTTCGACAGCTCGGGGACGTGGACCAAGCCGGCGGTTGCTGGCACCTGGGCCTTTGTCGAGATTTGGGGTGGCGGTCAGGGTGGTGGCCGCGACGTCGCCAACTTCAACCGCCTCGGCGGAGAGGGTGGCGAGTACGTAGCCTTCGCCGTCCCCTTCAGCCACCTCCCGGCTTCCGCGGCTGCAACCATTGGAGCCGGCGGCGCGGGCCGCACGGCCAACTCTGGTGGCTCGGCCGGCACCGCTGGGGGCAACACGACGTTCCTCGGCGTTACGGCCCGCGGCGGACACCTCAGGGCCAATGCCGACTTCAGTGCCTACCTGAAGCGCGGGATGCTCAACCCCGTCGTGAACTTCGGCGCCCTGATCGTGGAGCCCGGTGGCTCGTGCATCCTCGACACGAACACAAACCCTGGCTTCACCATGTTCGCGACCGCGAACGACTTCGACCCCGTGACCGGCCGCTTCGCGCCTGACATCCGCCCGATCACTGGTCAGACCTCCTCGCTGGCCGAGACGGGGCGGCAGTGGAACGCCGCGTCCGCCTATGGCACCCCGACCGACTCCCGGTTCTCCGGGGGCACCGGCCAGGGCTTCAACAACAGCAACGTCTCGATCCCCAACACGGCCTCGACCTTCGGTGGCTCGGGCGGTGCTGGAGGCGCCACCAACGGCGTTGCGGGCTCCAACGGCATCGCTCCCGGCGGTGGCGGCGGCGCCGGTACGAACGCCAACGGCGGTGCCGGTGCGTCCGGTCGCGTCCGCATCCGCATCTTCTAAGGTAACCAATGACGACCTACGCCCTCACGCAGGCTGGTGTCGTGGTCAACATCATCGTCGTGGAGGAGGGGGCCGAGTGGTCCCCTCCGTCCGGCCATGAGCTGTTCGCCATCACCGACGCCACCCCCGACATCGGGGACTTCCGAAACCCTGACGGCACCTACTCCAGGCCGCCTGTCCCCGTCCCCACCTCCATCTCTCCCTTCCAGGCCCGCAAGGCCCTCCGGCAGGCCGGCCTCAAGGCCGCTGTAGACGCCTACGTCGCCTCCCTCTCGGAGGAGGAGCAGGAGGAGTGGGAGTACGCCATCGAGGTGCAACGCACCAACCCCACCATCAACAACGGCTGGGCCCTCCTCGGCCGGTCTCAGGCTGAGCTTGATGACCTCTTCCGACTGGGGGCTACGCTGTGACACAGCAGAGCATGATCGACCATTCCACCAGCGCCGTAGCCACGGCCGCTGTATCGTCCCCCCTGTGGCTCCCGAGCCTCAAGGACGTCAGCGACGTGGCTGCCCTCCTCCTTCCCATCCTCGGCGCCGTCTGGCTGGTCGTTCAGATAGCCGGCTACATCATCCGCCACCGTAAAGGTGACACGTGAGCGCCTCCCGAGAACTACATGAGAAGCTGCACCTGATTACTCTGAATGCTTTGATCGAGAAGATCGAGGCGGGAGAGGCCACCGCAGCCGACCTCAACGTGGCCCGCCAGCTCCTCAAGGACAACGGCGTCGGCCTCGGGGTAGCCCCCAACGCCAGCGAGATGGGCAAGCTCGCCAGCCAGCTGCCCTTCCAGTCCGTCCACGACATGGACGACAGCGTCATCAACTGACCCCCTAGGACGCCCTAGGACGGCCGAGAGCCCGCTCAGGTACTACCCCTGCTGCCGCCCCTCTCGTGCCCGTCCTAGGGCCCTCCTCTCCCCAGCAATCGAGTGTCCAGCTTCAAAGCCTCCCTCAAGTCCACCACAGCCCTCACGGGCGACCCTCTCAAGGCGGACTTCCGAAACATGCTGTGGCTCATCTGGCGCCACCTCAACCTGCCAGAGCCGACCCCGATCCAGTACGACATCGCCCACTGGCTCCAGCACGGCCCCCGCCGTCTGGTCATCGAGGCGTTCCGTGGCGTCGGCAAGTCCTGGGTCACCGCGGCCTTCGTCTGTTGGCTGCTCTACTGCAACCCCCAGTTCAAGATCATGGTCGTCTCGGCCTCCAAGGACCGGGCCGACAACTTCTCCACCTTCACCCTGCGCCTCATCCACGAGGTGCCCCAGCTCCGCCACCTGATCCCCGGGCCCGACCAGCGGTCCTCCAAGATCGCCTTCGACGTGGGGCCCGCCACCGCGGACCAGTCCCCGTCCGTCAAGTCGGTGGGCATCACCGGCCAGCTGACCGGCTCCCGTGCCGACTACATCGTGGCCGACGACATCGAGGTCCCGAACAACTCCGCCACGCAGGGGATGCGAGACCTCCTCTCCGAGCGCATCAAGGAGTTCGACGCCGTCCTCAAGCCGGGCGGCCGGGTGATCTACCTCGGCACCCCGCAGACCGAGCAGTCCATCTACAACCGCCTGCCCGAGCGAGGCTACGTGATCCGCGTCTGGCCCGCCCGCTACCCCACTAGCGAGAAGCTCGACAAGTACGGCCCACGGCTCGCCCCGTTGATCCTAGGGCGCCTTGAGAAGGACCCGAGCCTCGCCGGCCAGTCCACCGACCCCGGCCGCTTCTCCGAGGACGACCTCACCGAGCGTGAGCTATCCTATGGCCGCTCCGGGTTCGCCCTCCAGTTCATGCTGGACACCTCGATCTCGGACGGGGACAGGTACCCCCTCAAGCTCTCCGACCTCATCCTCTTCCCCCTCGACCCCCACCGCGCCCCCATCGACTTCATGTGGGCCAGCGGGAAGGAGCAGGCCCTCGACCTCCCGACCATCGGGCTACAGGGCGACCGCTTCCACCGCCCCGGCTGGCACAGCAACGATGTGGCCGAGTACGAAGGCAGCGTCATGTTCGTGGACCCCTCGGGCCGCGGCAAGGACGAGACGGCCTACGCAGTCCTCAAGGTCCTCCATGGCCGCATGTTCCTTGTGGCCTCGGGAGGCTTCAAGGGCGGCTACGAGCCCCCGACCCTCCGGGCCATCATGCTCATCGCCAAGCGCCACGGGGTCCACAAGGTCATCTCCGAGCCCAACTTCGGCGGCGGCATGTTCACCGCCCTCCTCAAGTCCATGGCCCAGCAGGTCTACCCCTGCGCCATCGAGGATGCGGACTGGTCCGCCCACCAGAAGGAGCGGAGGATCATCGACACCCTGGAGCCCGTCCTCAACCAGCACCGCCTGGTGGTCTGCCCCTCCGTCGTGGAGGCCGACTACAAGAGCACGGAAGACTATCAGGGCGACGATGTGCAGCGCTGCCGTCTCTTCTACCAGCTCACCCGCATGACGGCTGAGCGGGGCTCCCTGGCCCACGACGACCGCCTCGACGCCCTCGCAGGGGCCGTCTCCTACTTCGAGAAGGTACTGGCCAAGGACACCAACAAGGCCGTGGTGGAGCACAAGGAGCGCACCGAGCAGGCCGCCCTAGACCGCTTCATGGCCCACGCCCTCGGTGGGAAGAAGCAGCCCGAGGAGCGCTGGAGCAGCCGCATCATGTCCCGCATCCCGAGGCGCTGAGGCACCCCGGCATTTAACTCCTACACTTGCCTAAGGCCCCTGATGTTATACCCTATAGAGAGACATAGAGGTCTCCTGAGGGTGAGCTTAGGGTAGCCTTAGGTAGGCGTGGAGTGATGCATGGAGATCGGTGGGTAGGAGATACCCCCTAACCCCTCCTCCTATAGACCCCCGGATGTCTGACGGAAAAATCCGAAGCGGTGGCTCGGATAGCTTGGACCGCGCGTCCCCCCCGTGCCCCCACCCCTGCGCGTCCCGCGAGCGCGTCCTGTGCGCCCGGTTGTCCATCCCTTGTCACCGCTTCCCGTCACCGCCGGGGCCTAACCCATTGAAAACGCTAGGCTCCCATCGGATTGTCCATCCCATCAGCCCGCCCGAGCCGGCCCCCGCGCCACCTCAGGCCACCCAAGGCGCCGCGCTATGTCCGGGCACGTCACTGGCATCCCCTGTTTTTGCGTCTCATCCGCCCGGCCCCGGCCCCATGCATCACGCTAGGACCGCCTCAGGCCACCTCCGCCCGCACCAGGGCGATCCGTGCCATCCCGCCAAAGCCGCGCACCAGGTTGCACCTACCTCCGCCAAACCGGACCCTCGCCGCCTCCGCCACCCGACACCCAAACCGCCCAAATCAGTACCGCCGCGACGGTCCCCACGAATACCCAAAGCCCTGCCCTAGCGCCCATCCCGGCCCCTCCCCAAAGGGGAGCACTCTAGCCCATCCCGGCCCCCATCCGTATTCCTACGTATGTCGGACCCTCACAAACCCCGTTGACTGCCAAGGCGGGATGGTGTCTATAGGGGCCATCGACGCCGCAAGCGCCACCCGGCCCCGGCTAGATACCTTCCAAGGCGCTCCGCCCCCATACCTACGGGGGAGAGGCTAGGGCAGGGGAACCGCCCTCCCGCAAGGGACTGGCGAGCGGGTCTAAGGCGGCCCCGTTGATCCTCCCTAGCAAGTCTAGCCCGCACCGGGCAGGCGAAAAATCACTGCCAAGGCGGGTTGACAAGCCGGGACGGATCGCTTAGGTTCGAGACATCAAGTGCAGCGGCGCCGGGCCTCTCCCGGTCGGACCCTAGGCCGGACCCTAGGACTGACAAGAGATTTCGTCGCCGGGCGCGTAAGTCCCGGCAGGCCGACACGGGCTGGTCCCCTTTGTCCCCGCGACAGAACGCGGCGGTTGGGGAAGTGGGTAGGCGCTACTAGTAGTCGGCTAGAGGCGTGGGGGATTGTGCGACTACCCCATGTCCGAAGGCAGGCTGGTCTCGGGGCGGAGTGTCACAACGTAAGGCGTGACCATAGAGTGATATTGCCCGCTTTTAAGTGGCAATCTGCCGGTGGTTTGGCACCCATCGGCCCTCTATTGAGCCCCGTCATCCGGCGGGGTTGAACTGAGGCATAGCCATGTCTTCCATGTCCCTAGAGCTGCCCCTTCCGGGCGGCAAGGCCAAGGCAGTCATTTTCGAGGAACGGGGCCAGTGGGGCCTGTACCTCGCAGACGGCGCCAAGCGCCCCATCGGCAAGGGTGTCGCCCTCAACCGTGCTCAGGTGGCGGCCCTCCGCACCTGCGATCCGAAGTGGCAGGCCAGCATGATTTGGGCCCTGCTTGGCTACGGCAAGCGCGGTCCCCGCAAGCCTCTCGCCATGGCCATGTGTCACCCCGGCACCGGTCGCATGGCCTGATCACTACCTACGCAGGAGTACCGCGAATGGTCTACCTCTCCCGCCGAACGGCTCAGGCGGCCGCACACTACCGCCTGAGAAGAGGTCGCTGCGCCCGCTTCGAGTTGCGCCCTGCGACCGTGCGGAACCCCGATAAGACCGTCGAGATTGGCTTCAAGGTGGCCACCTTCGATGCGCGGGGACGCTTTCTCGGCAACCTCTCCACCCTTCCCGTCCCCGCTGCCTAAGCGGGGCGAATGCTCCCATCGTCTAATTGGCCTAGGACGCCCGGCCCCTCAGCTGGGAGATGCAGGCTCGTATCCTGCTGGGAGCGCCATTCACCCAACCACCCGCAAGGTGTCCCATGACCACTCCCGCCTACCTCAACCGTTGCGTTGGGCTCGCCCTCACGCTGGTCCGGCGCAACCCGTTCTGCCCCTTCTGCAAGGCGGCGCTGGACCACCTCAACCACGCCCGGCGGCTCGCCAAGGCTGGCTTCCAGTCGGCGGCCACCATCGCCCTGTGGCGGGCCTCCCGGCAGTTGAAGCGGGCGGGCATCTGATGACAGTGATCGCCAACCCCCACGTGTGGATCAAGCGCCCCTCCAGATACGTCCTGCGGGTGCAAGGCAACGTTCCTCACTATGAGGACGAGGTGGTCATCCGCCTTCCTCGCCAAGACCCGGACGCGGCGGCGAGGCTCGTCCTGCGATCCTACCTCGCGATTGGGTGCTCACTGGGCTACGTGCTCGCTGACTTCCCCGGCTACAGGTGACGCCATGATGGTCCCCGACTGGATCGGCTTCCCGCTCACCATCGCCCTCATCGGGCTCCTTTTCGCCCTCTGACGGAGGGCCCGATGTTCCCTTTCGACTGGCTCAAACGGCGCCTAGAGGCTGCCAAGGCAGGAGCAAGACGCATGGCTAGCACGAGCAGCTACAGAACCCCGCATGAGGTGCGGGAGGCAATCGACGGGATGGCCGGGGACGACTGGCTCCAGCAGGCCATCGAGCACTGGCAGTGGTCCGGCGCCCAATGGTGCTACCGCACCGACAAGGCCACGCCGCGGCTGGGCCCGCCCCCGCTCGCCGTGTTGGCCAACTTTCGGTACTCCGTGGTGGTCACCCACCTGATGGGCTCTGGCCTGAACCTGCTCGGTAAGGGCTGCTACGGCGCCGTCTTCGAGCTGAGCCCGGATGACCGGTGGGTTTACAAGCTGGTCGCTGTGTCCCGCAACGTGCCCTACCTGTCCTACGTCCGGTGGGCCAGGGAGATGCGTACCGGGCCGAACAAGCGGGATGCGTGGGTGCGGTGCCTGCCCCGCGCCAAGATACTCTTCGAGGACAAGTGGTTCGCCCTGATCCGGGTCGAGCGGCTGGTCGAGCAGCGCGGCAAAGTCACGGCATACGACGCCGGCGAGCACATCGCGTACACCTCGACGCCCGGTACCCCGGCGTTCGAGCCCTACCTCGAAGCGACCGACCGCATCAAGCGGTGGTCCCGGTTCTGGAACGACATGCACACCGGCAACATCATGCTGCGCCCCACCAAGTGCGGCACCTACGAGCCCGTCCACACCGATCCGGTGTGCTGATCACTGCCAAGGCGGGACACCGCCAGCCAAGCAAGGAGAAACACGCATGTCCATCACTGCGAAAGCGCCCGCCTCCCGCTCCTACCCCTACGTGGGCGGCCTCAAGTCCGAAGCCCGCCGCGAAGCCGGCGACGAGCGTATCGTCCTGTTCACCGGCCCCGGTAAGGGCATCCAGATCGGCGGCAACATCGGCACCATCGGCGACGCGGCCAGCAACTGGCGCGAGGACTGCTTCGACCCGCTGCCCCGCGGCACCGCCCTCTACGTCGCCTGATCGCTGCCTAGCCGGGATGAGACGCCCGACTGCGCTCGTCGGGATGGAGAGCAGCGGCACGATCCGCCGCGCCCTCCGTGCCGCCGGCATCGACGCCTATTCATGCGACCTACTGCCGGCCGACGACGGCAGCCCGCACCACATACAAGGAGACGTGTTCGCCCACCTCGACATGGGCTGGGACCTGGCCATCTTCCACCCGACATGCACGTACCTCACGTGCGCTGCGGAGTGGGCGTATGGCGACGGCCCCTACCACCAGCGTGTCCGGCCCGACACCCTAGTCGGGGCGGCCAGACGGGCGGCGCGTGAAGCCGCCATCGCAGACGTGAGACGCCTCTTGTCTGCGCCCATCCCGCGCATCGCAGTCGAGAACCCGGTGGGTGTTCTCTCGTCCCGTGTGCGGCGCCCGGATCAAGTGATCCAGCCCCACCAATTCGGGGACGATGCCAGCAAGGGCACCTGCCTGTGGCTGGTCAACCTCCCCAACCTCCAGCCCACCAGACGGGTGGCCGGACGCATGGTCGAGTACCGTGGCCGGCTGGTCGAGAGGTGGGCCAACCAGACAGACAGCGGACAGAACCGGCTGCCACCTACCAGCGACCGCTGGAAGCTGCGGAGCGCCACCTACCCAGGCATTGCCGCCGCCATCGCAGACCAGTGGGGCCGGCTTCTGCTGCCCCTCCACGCCACCGTCACGACCTGATCGCTACCAAGCAAGGAGCAACTCCCATGCCCGGCCTGAACCTGCCCGACCTGTCTGTCGGCTTCATCGACATGGCTGCCGTCATGTCCGGCCCGCTGCCCCCGGTGCAGCCCATGCCCCGTGGCCCGGCGCCCGTCGAGGTGCCCGACCTCGTAGTCGATCCGAACACGGTCTATGCCGTGGTCGCCAAGCGACTGGTCGAGCTTCGGCGGGGCGACGAGAACGTGGCTGAGCTTGCCAAGCGCCTCGCTGCCCTGCCTGCGGTGGCCCCGAAGGCGGCCATGCTGACGGACCGGAGGGAGTATGACCACTCCACCGAGCGGGAGGTCGTAGCCGATGCTCCGCGCTACAGCCTGTCCAACATCGGGTCGTTCTTCTTCAGCTACGTCGCCTTCCACCGGTCTCCCGGCAACGTGATGTACTGGCACGACTGGGCGTACCACCTGCGCTACGGGCACGAAGTCACCGCCGTCATGCGCGAACACCCCACCCTGCCCACCAAGCAGTGGGAGGTGCGCGAGATCGTACGCTGCTCGGACGGCACCTACTTCGCCCTGCCGTGGGCCGAAGACCTCGCCCCCATCCCCCGCCACTACGCCCACATCAGCACCGTCGATCCGACCATGGTGTCCTACACCCCGGACGATGCAAAGGGCGTGGCCGACCGGCAGGTTCGCATGAAGCCGGGCCGGTACCTCGCCAAGTACTACCCCGACATGGACGCCGACGACGTGCGGAAGTACGCCGCCATGCTGGACGCCTCGTTCACCGAGCTGCACCTCGCCACCACCGCCGACGAGATCGAGCACGTCTACACCCACGGCCCGTCGTCCTGCATGTCCTACCCGGCGAGCAGCTTTGACAGCCCGTTCCACCCCGCCCGGGTCTACGCCGCCGGCGACCTGGCCGTAGCGTACACCAAGAAACCGGACGGCAAAATCTCGGGGAGGTGTCTGGTGTGGCCGGAGAAGAAACTCCGGGGCCGCATCTACGGGGACATCGACCGCATGAAGCTGCTGCTCAAGTCCAACGGCTATGCCCCGCACGAGGACAGTCTCGACGGTGCCCGGCTGGTCAAGCACGAGGTCGGCAACGGCAGCGGCGTGTACGTCATGCCCTACATCGACAACTCCAACTCGTTCGGCCACTCGTCGTGCCGCAAGTTTCTCGTGATCGGTGGGTGCAGCGCCGCCGCCTACACCCACGGCCTGTCTCAGAACGGCACCTACTGCCCCCGTATGGACGACTATGTGGACGATGACAGCGAGGACTTCGTCTACATCGAGGACCGGGACGAGCGCTGGTCGCCCACGGCGGTAGACCTCTACGCCCAGGTCTGCGACCGCACCGGAGACGTCTACTCCGACGACGCCGAGTTCCACGACGTGATCGTTCCGCACTATCACTGGAACACCGGGCGGATGGTCGGCCGAAACCGTGAGAGCTGGTGTGCCAGCGCCGTCGAGCGCCACGCCTGGCTCTGCGATGCCACCGAGAACTACCTCTCCGACGCCATCGCCGGTGTCGAGGTGGTGGACATCGGCACCGTGGACCCGAAGTGGGCCGAGGAGAACTGCACCGCCTGCGCTGTGAGCGGTGACCTCTACGAGACTGACCAGCTAGTTCCGAACAAGGACGGGGACCTCGTCCACCCGGACCACCTTGCCGACACGGAGGCTGACGCCTCCGCCTGATCCCTCCAACCCGACAACAACCACTGACAAGGCGGGATGCCGCCGACCAAATCAGGAGGGTGACATGACACCTCGCGAAGAACTGCTCGAAATGCTCCGCTATATGCGGCCCGCCCGCTCTGCCTCGGAGCGCAAGTTCATCAACCGCTTCCTCATGCCCCTGCCCGGGGCGGTGGTTGACTACTTCGGCAACGTGATCGTGCGGGTGGGCACGTCCCCCATCCTGTGGTCCAGCCACACCGACACCGTGCATATCAAGTCCGGCAAGCAGGAGGTGTACGTCGATGCCGACGACTACGCCTTCGTCAAGCACAACGACGTGCTCGGCGCCGACTGCACCACCGGTGTCTGGCTCATGGTCCACATGATCCGGGCCGGCGTGCCCGGGCTGTACGTCTTCCACCGTGACGAGGAGATCGGTGGGCGGGGCTCGGACTGGATTGTCAAGAACACCCCGGACCTCTTGACCGGGATCAATTACGCCATCGCGTTCGACCGTAAACGGTGCGACAGCGTGGTCACCCACCAGTTCGGTCAGCGGTGCTGCTCCGAAGCGTTCGCGTCCTCCCTCATCAGCGTCCTCGGCGGCGGCTACACGGCCGACGACACGGGCACGTTCACCGACACCGCCAACTACGTGGACCTCATCGGGGAATGCACCAACATATCGGTCGGGTACTGGGACCAGCACACCACGCTGGAGATGCAGGACCTCCAGTTCTCCGACGCCCTCCTCGACACCCTTCTGACCTCTGACTTCTCCGGCCTCGTTGCCGAGCGCCAGCCCGGCGATCTGGAGCCCCGCTCCCGTGGCGGGTGGTGGCAGCGGTACGGCACCTACACCGCCGCCGCCAACGACGATGACGTGTGGGACGGGCAGGACCAGCTGCCCTTCGCCACCCCCGACACCGACACCAGCGTGGTCGAGCACCTCCGCTCGCTCACCCTGGAGCACCCCGAGATCGTGGCCGCCATCCTCAACGAGTACGGGGTGGCGCCTGACGAAATCCTGAGCCGGGCCTATGCCCACCACTAAGAGGAGAACCCCATCGACCCCCTGCTTCTGGCCGTGTTCATCCTCCCGATCCTGTGGGTGGCAGTAGCCATCATCATCGCGGGGTTGACGGGCCATCTTTAGGCTTGCAGTCCTACCGAGGAGACCCTATGCCTACCGTGAACAAGAGGAGAACAACGTGAGTGCGTACCTGACTGACACACCCCCCGACCACGACACGGTGTGGGGGTGGCTGGCCCGCAACGAGCCGTGGGTGCTGGGCACGATGTCCGACCCGGTGCTGGGCTGCTTGGGGGACCAGACCAAGGCCATGGAGTTCGCGCAGAGAGCCGGGCTGGAGTTCATCCACGTGCCCGCCCCGCCCGCTCTCCGGGCCCGGGGCATCCCCGAAGCCTTCGCCTTCCCTACCTCCGTGCTACACGACGTGTTCCCCTGATTGCTGACAGGGCGGGACGGGAGTAGGCTGGCCTCCGAAAGGAGACCTTCCCATGCGTGACCTTCCCCTAGCCTACCTCAACCCCCTCGCCACCGTGTTCCGAGAGCTGCGCGAAACCTACCAAGACATGACGGTAGCCCAAGCCCTGGCCTTCACCACGATTGCGTCCAACCCCGGCATCCCGATGAAGCGGATCGAGCAGCTGACCGGCCTGTCCGACAGCTCCGTGTCTCGCATCTGCCACATCCTCGGGTCGCAGGGGAACCGGAAGACCGAGCCCCTTCATCTGGTCTACCACCAGCCCATGCCCGACGACGCTCGGGTCCTCACCATGCACCTCACCCAGCGAGGCCGGCACCTAGCCCAAACCCTCGCCAGCGAGATCAAAGGAGCACGACAGGATGTCCGCCCGCCGCAAGAACGGTAGCTGGATGGCCGACTTCATGGTGGCGGGCACCCGCTACCGGGAGTTCGGCTTCCCCGCCGAGAAGGACGCCCAAGCGTGGGAGATGGATGCCCGCTCCGCCCTGCTGCGGGGCGCCCCCGTCCCCAAGCCCCGCCACGTGGTGGCTGAGGCCCGCTCCGAGCACACCATCGGGGCCCTCGTGCGCCACGTCGCCAAGGTCCACTGGTCCAGCAAGAAGTCCGCCAAGGGGCTGATCCTCCAGGCCGAGCTGTTCGCCCGCTTCTGCGGCGACGATGCCCCTGCCGTGGACTGCCTGACCACCGCCAAGCTGGACGAGTATGTCGGCAGCCTGATCGGCAAGGTTGCGGGCGGCACCATCAACCGCCGCCTCGCCGCCGTGTCCAAGCTAGCCCGCTACGCCGTGGCCCTCGGCCTCATCCCCGCCATCCCCCTCATGTCCCGCCAGCAGGAGAGCCGGGGCCGGCTGCGGTACTTCTCCGAGAAGGAGGAGCACCACATCCTGAACACCCTGACCTTTTGGGGGCTGCGCGACGAGTACCACCTGTTCGTCTTCCTGTCCGACACCGGAGCCCGCCTTGGCGAGGCCCTCAAGGTGGAGTGGGGTGACATCCACCCCAACGGTCGGGCCATCACCCTGTGGGACAACAAGGACCCCAGCGGGCGGGGCAAGTTCCGCACCATCATCATGACCGAGCGGGTGCAGCGCACCATGGAGCGGCGGCGGGCCACCCACGGGGACGACCCCGGGCCCTTCTCGTCCATCTCCAAGCGCCGCCTCCGCACCGTGTGGTCCCGCCTCCGTGAGCACCACCCGTTCCTCGGGGACGCCGTGATCCACACCTTCCGGCACACCTGTGCGTCCCGCCTGGTGATGGCCGGCCTCGACCTCACCCGTGTCCAGAAGTGGCTCGGGCACGACACCATCCAGACCACCTTGCGCTACGCCAAGCTGGCCCCCGAGGCCATGGAGGACGTGGTCGCTGCGCTGGAGCGGGGGCCCAAGGCGGTGCGGTGACACACCCGGTGACAGACCGGCCCGATCCTGCTATCCCAGTGACAGTGCGGGTGTGGCGGAATTGGTAGACGCGAACGGCTCAAAACCGTTTGCCTTCAATGGCTTGTCGGTTCGACCCCGGCCACCCGCACCACCCCCAGCACCGGTCTCAAAATCCAGGGCCCCACCGCCCCGCCCTGGTAGCATTCCCCTAACCCCCTGACCGCAAACGCAGAACCGCTGCGCCCCTGCGCTCGCCCCGATCATCCCTACTTGGCAGCATATTCCGGTGACACGTGGCACCACTGACAATCTGAGGAGAACTGATGCAGAACATCGACCTTGAGCAGCGCATGAGAGACGCCGGCGTGGCCCGCGCCCGGACCATTGCCGCCCGTGCCGCTGACCGTGGGGTCATCTCCGAGACGCCGGCCGGGGTGGCCGCCATCCGCAACCTGATCCGCCCGACCACGCTCAAGATTGCCGAGTGGATGGTCGAGACGGAGGCCCGCACCTCGGGCAAGCGCGGCCGGCCACCCCACCTGTTCCGCCTGTGCGGCGGGATGGACCCGGAGGTCCTCGCCTACCTGACCAGCAAGGTGGCCATCGACAAGGCCGCCTCCGGCCACTCCCTCACCCGCCTCGCCAGCGCCGTGGGCATGGCCATCGAGGACGAGCTGCGCCTAGCTGACTTCGAGGCCGCCGACCCCGGCCTGTTCGGCGCCATCGAGCGCACCCTGCGCCAGCGCTGCTCCAGCCCCGAGCACCAGCGCAAGGTGTGGAACGCCAACGCCGTGAAGCGAGGCATCGAGATCACCCGCTGGACCAAGAACGAGCGGGTCAACGTGGGCCTGACGCTGGCCGACCTGTTCATCCAAGCGTCCGGCCTCATCGAGACCTACCTCATGCCCCTCGGCCGCAACCGCTGGCAGTACCAGACCCGCCTCACCGCCGCCGCCCGGGCGTGGATGGAGGACCGCACCGACAAGGCCGGCCTCCTCCGCCCCATGTACCTGCCCACCACCCAGCCCCCGCTGCCGTGGGCGGACACCATTGGTGGCGGCTACGGGCTGGACAAGCTGGTCCCCATGCCGCTGGTCAAGCGCACCTACCGTGCCCACGTCGAGGCCCTCCAGGCCGCCGATCTGAGCCGGGTGTACCGCTCCCTCAACGCCATCCAAGACACGGCTTGGCGGGTCAACACGCCCGTCCTCGACGTGATGAAGGAGGCGTGGGACCGGGGCCTGCTCACGGACATCCTGCCTGCCCACGACGACCGGCCGCTTCCACCCCGGCCGGACGCGCCCCCCGACAGCGACGAGTTGCGGGCGTGGAACAAGGCAGCCCGTGACACCTACGAGTTCAACGCCAAGTCCCGGGCGCAGCGGCTTGAGTTCGCCCGCCTCCTCGGGCTGGCCGACGAGCTGCGTGACGCCCCGGCCCTCCACTTCCCCCACCAGCTGGACTTCCGGGGCCGGGTGTACGCCGTGCCTGCCGGGCTCAACCCGCAGGGCCCCGACGAGGCCCGGTCGCTGCTCACCTTCACCCACGGTAAGCCGGTCGATGGCTCCGCCTTCTGGTGGCTGAACGTCCACGGTGCCAACACCTTCGGCTTCGACAAGGTGTCGATGTCCGAGCGGGCCCAGTGGGGGCAGGATAACAGGGCCCGGGCTGCGTCCGTGGTTGCCGACCCCCTTGGCGACCTGTGGTGGACTGAGGCCGACAAGCCGTGGTCCTTCCTAGCGTGGTGCTTCGAGGTGTGCCGCACTGACGGCCTGTCCTCCCTCCCCATCGCCCTCGACGGCACGTGCAACGGCCTCCAGCACTTCTCGGCCATGCTCCGTGACCCGGTGGGCGGCGCCGCGGTCAACCTCACCCCGTCCTCCAGCCCGCAGGACATCTACCAGCGGGTGGCCGACCGGACCATGGAACTGCTCCGCGTCCGGGCCGCCGAGGACAACCACTGGATGGCCCACGGATGGCTCGCCTTCGGGATCGACCGCAAGATCACCAAGCGGCCGGTCATGGTGCTGCCTTACGGCGGCACTCGGATCAGCTGCATGGACTACGTGCGGCAGGCCGTGAAGGAACGGATCGCCGGCGGGCAAGAGAACCCCTTTGGGGACCAGCTCCAAGCCGCCACCACCATGCTGGCGTCCGTCGTGTGGGACGCCATCGGTGACGTCGTGGTCGCCGCCCGAACCGCCATGCAGTGGCTCCAGTCCGCAGCCCGGGCCGCCACCGCAGCCGGCCTCCCGTGCAGCTGGGTCACCCCCTCGGGGTTCCCCGCCCATCAGGAGTACCGGGAGGTGAAGGGCCGGCAGATCAAGACCCGGCTCCGCGGGGGCATCATCGCCCCCCTCGATTACGGCGAGGTGGACCGCCTCGACCGCAGCAAGCAGGCCCTCGGCATCTCGCCCAACTTCGTCCACTCGATGGACGCTGCGGCGCTGGCCCTGACCATCTGCGGCTGCCTCGATGAGGGCATCACGTCCTTCGCCATGATCCACGACAGCTACGGCACCGTGGCTGCCGACACCGACGCCCTGGCCCGGACCCTGAGAGAGGAGTTCGTTCGCATGTACGAGCAGCACGACGTGCTTGCCGAGTTCCGCGACCACCTCCTCGCCCAGCGCCCGACGCTGGAGCTTCCTCCCCTCCCACCGAAAGGCTCCCTCGACATCGCGCTGGTCCGCCAGAGCCCCTACTTCTTCGCCTGATCACTGCCAAGGCGGGATTAAACTCCTGCACTTGCCTAAATTGGAACGCCCCACATGCCCCACACCATCACCATGCGCTTCGGCGCAGCCCACTGGGACGCCATGATCCTCACGGACAGCGGCCCCATGCACTTCAACATCAGGACCATGAACCGCCAGCAGCGCGGCCAGTTCTTCGGCGCGATCCGGGACATGGCCCAGCAGGCGTACGGAGGTAACCGCCGATGAACCCTGCCAATATGTTCAAGCCCAACACCCTCTACCCCACCTACTGCCTCCGCGATCCGGCGCCCGCTCCGCAGAACTACCCCCTAGCTGGCACCGCCCTGACCCACGCCGTGATCAGTACCGAGACGGGTCGAGTGCTTGGCCTGTTCCCCAGCTTCCACTGGGCCTCCCGCTTTGTGGAGCAGCTGAACACCAACACCAAGATCAAGGAGATCGCGGCGTGAAGCTAAACCGCGACCTCCTCAACAACGCCCCCACCAAGGACGTTGTTCAGGCCGTCTACTCCCTCGTGGACGACCTCCAGATGCAGCGCCCCCACATTCAGGCGGCGGCAACAGCCGTGCTGTTCCTCGTGGTGGCCGACCTCTACCGCGTCCAGCCGCAGGACGTGTTCACCACCGTCAAGAACCTCTTGTCGGACCCCATCCACGGCGAGGCCCCGGAGCTGCGTGCTCTCAGGCTCTACGCCCAGCACGAGCTGAACCCCAATGCTTAAGATCATCCTCGTCATCCTCGCCCTGTCCGCTTCCGGCCAGCCCTTCGAGGCCGCCGTCCCCGTCGAGACCATCCAAGAGTGCGCCGAGAAGGGCACCAAGTGGGTCAGCCAGGACCCGGCCACGGTGGGCGCCAAGCGGCTCGGCTTCGTCTGCGTCGTCAGCGATGAGAGGCCGCAGGCATGAAGCTCTACAAGAAAGTAGCCGGGCTCTCCCTCGGCTTCCTCCTCGCCTCCTACCTCCTCGCCGGGCTGGCTGACCCTCTGTCGGTCGCCCCACGCATGGTCGCTTGGTACGGGGCAATGTCCATCGCAACCGCCACGGCGTCCATCATGGCGGCGCTGGGTTCCGTGGTCGCCTTCATCGAGGGCCTCGACTGATGCGCTCCCTTCCCTCCTTACACGCCTTCCGCCTGTATCTCCGCGCCCGCCGCCTGTGGGCGCAGGGCGAGCCTATCCCCGTCGATCTCGCCTTCGACCTCGCAGCCCTCGGCTACGACGTCCCCGCCCTCGAAGCCCGCTATCTGGGCTAATCGCTACCTAGCAAGGACCATCTCTGCATGGCAGAAAAGCGCAAGTACCACAAGTTCATTACCCCCAAGGGCACCCTCCGGTACCCGAGGATCACCAAGCCGGACTATGGCAACGAGAAGTTCCCCAAGCCGGACGGCGAGTACTCCGTTCAGGCTATCTTCCGCCTCGATGACCCGGCCTTCCAGTCGTTCTTGGAGCGCATCCAGCCCATCTACGACGCCGCCATGGCCAAGGCCGAGGACGAGTTCAAGAAGCTCAAAATCGACGTCCGCAAGAAGCTGGGCAAGGTCACGCAGAACCCCCTCTACGGCACCGTCTACGACCCGGACACCGAGGAGGAGACCGGCGAGGTCGTCATGAAGTTCTCGTGCCGTCACTCCTACACGGACAAGAAGACGGACGAGAAGAAGCTCCTGCCCAAGCCGGACATCTTCGACGCCTACAAGCGCCCCGCCAAGGGCGTCGATCCGTGGTCGGGCACCACCGCCCGCATCGCCTTCTCCGTCGAGGACGGTGGCTACTTCATCCCCGGCACCGGCGCCGCTGGTCTCCGCCTCCGCCTCGATGCGGTGCAGATCATCGACCTCGTGGAGGGTGGCAGCCGCTCGGCCGACAGCTACGGCTTCGATGAGGAGGATGGTTTCGACGGCTCGGGCCGTGACGTTGCGGCCTCCGACGCCAGCGACGACGCCTCCGACGACGACGGCGACACGGACTTCTGATCGTGCGTTCATCCCCGACCCGGCAGCGGGCCCTTGCTGAGGGCTACCGCTCCGGGCTGGAGGAGCTGATCGCCAAGCAGCTGGAGGCGGCGGGCATCCCCGTCGCCTTCGAGGCGATCCGTGTCCCCTACATCAAGCCTTCCAAGCCCTCCCGGTACTCCCCCGACTTCGTCCTTCCGAACGGGGTCATCATCGAGAGCAAGGGCCGCTTCGTCACCGCCGACAGGCAGAAGCACCTCTTCATCAAGGCCCAGCACCCGGACCTCGACATCCGCTTCGTGTTCTCCAACCCCAATGCCCGCATCGGGAAGAAGAGCACGACCACCTACGGCATGTGGTGTGAGAAGGCCGGCTTCCAATACGCCGCCCGGACCATCCCCGCCGCCTGGCTCCGCGAGAAGCCCAACAAGGCGTCCCTCGCTGCCATCTCAAACCTCGACTAGCCCTCTTAAGGAGCGACACTCATGTCCTTTCGTCCCGTTCTCGGCGCCCCGCAGACCGACCTCCTCCTCTCCCACTTCCGCACCAAGCCGTCGATCAGCCCCATCGAGGCCGCCGCGATGTTCCGCATCCGCAGCCTGAGCAGGCGCATCAACGACCTTGAGGCCAAGGGCCACGTGTTCTCGCGTGAGCAGAGCAAGGACACCACCGGCCAGCGGTACGTCCGCTACCACTACCTCGGCCAGCACTCGCCGGCCGCCGCGGCCCGCCGTTCCGGCCCGGCTCAGGGCCAGCTCGGCCTCCGCTTCGCGACCCGCTGATCATGGCGAAGTTCAGCAGGGAAGACCTGACCGACCTCGCCTATGCGTCGGTTGGGGAGGAGTTCGACGGCTTCAAGGTGCTGGTGAACCAGCTCACCGGGTCGAGCCGCTGGTCCAAGCACTATGACTTGGTGTTCCGGGCACCGGACGGTAAGTGCTACCGCACACCGTTCAGCGTCGGCGCCACCGAGTATCAGGACGAGGGCCCCTTCGAGCACGACGGCGACACGATCACCGTCACCGAGGTCGAGCCCTTCGAGCGGACCATCACCGACTATCGCGCGGTGTCCGCCTGATGCAGGAGTTCATCCTCCTCGCCCCCGACGACCGCAAGGTCCTCCATGCGGTGGGCAGCCGGCGACACGCCACCCAAGCGCAGGCCGAGGCGGAGGTCCACGAGATCATCGCCTCGCACCGCCACATCGTGGTGGCGCAGATCGTCTCCCACTGGCGGGCCAACATTACCGCCCGTGAGTACGACCCGACCGGCGACACCGTGAAGCTCCTGCCCCGCCGATGACCGACCAACCGCAGTCCGAGCTGCTCTTCAAGGGCGCTTGCGACAACTGCGGGTCCTCGGACGCCAACGCCCACTACAGCGACGGCCACGCCTACTGCTTCTCCTGCGGCCACTACACGGCGGCGGAGGGCGAGGGCGTGGCCGCTCCCGTTCCAGAAGGACCCCGAGTGAAAGACCTACTCCCCACTGGGGAACCCCGTGCCCTGCCCAAGCGGGGCCTTACGGAAGAGACGTGCCGGCGCTGGGGGTATACCTCCGGGCGCATGGCCGGCGAGCCCGTCCAGATCGCCAACTACCGGGACCCCGCAACGGGGGCGGTGGTGGCGCAGAAGGTCCGCTTCGCCAACAAGGACTTCAAGTTCCTCGGTGACACCAAGGCGGCCGGGCTTTTCGGCCAGCACCTCTGGCGTGGCGGACGCCGCGTCATCATTACCGAGGGCGAGATCGACGCCATCTCCGTGTCCCAAGCGATGGACCACAAGTGGCCCGTCGTCTCCATCCCCAACGGCGCCCAAGGCGCAGGCAAGTCCCTGTCCAAGCAGTTGGAGTGGCTCCTCGGCTTCGATGAGATCGTCCTCTGCTTCGACAACGACGAGCCCGGCCGCGCTGCCGTGGCCGAGTGCGCCCCCCTGTTCCCACCCGGGCGCGTCTTCATCGCCCACCTCCCCGAAGGAACCAAAGATGCATCCGACCTTGTGGCAAGCGGTCGCTCCGCGGAGCTGGCCCGCCGCCTTTGGGAGGCCCAACAGTACCGCCCTGATGGCCTCGTCACCCTCTCCGACATCCGCGAGGCCGCCCTTCTGGAGCCGGCTTCTGGTCTGGACTGGTGGTCCCCTGCCCTCACCTCGCTCACCTTCGGACGGCGCACTGGTGAGTGCGTTGCTCTCGGGGCTGGCACGGGGGTTGGCAAGTCCGACTTCATCTCCCAGCAAATCGCCTTCGACATCCAAGCCGGCCACTCGGTCGGTGCGTTCCTCCTCGAACAGCAGCCGGTCGAGAGCGCAAAACGAATTGCTGGCAAGGTGGCCGGACGACGTTTTCACGTTCCCGGAGATGGATGGACGACTGGTGAGCTTGTATCAGCCCTCGACGCCTTGGCTTCGGGCGGCAAGCTCTACCTCTACGACAACTTCGGAGCCACGGACTGGGAGATCATCCGGGACCGCATCCGGTTCCTCGCCCGCTCCGAGGGCGTAAAGCTCTTCTACCTCGACCACCTCACGGCCCTCGCCGCGCACGAGGAGGACGAGCGTGTCGCCCTAGAGCGCATCATGGCGGAGCTGGGCGGCCTCGTGAAGGAGCTGGATGTCTGGCTCCTGTTCGTCTCGCACCTCGCCACCCCCGAGGGTAGACCCCACGAGGAGGGCGGCCGGGTCACCATCCGCCACTTCAAGGGCAGCCGATCCATCGGCTACTGGTCCCACTTCATGTTCGGCTTGGAGCGCGACCAGCAGGCCGAGGACGAGATCGAGCGCAGCATCACCACTTTCCGCGTCCTCAAGGACCGGCTCACGGGTCAGGCCACGGGCCAGACCATCCCCCTCACCTACGACGCAAAGACCGGGCTGCTCCACGAGGGCGGCCGGGCAGCAGAGGATCACGGCTTTTGAGCACCCGCTTCTCCATCGAACGCGCCGACAACGGCGGCTACATCCTGACCGACGACAGCCTCCCCAAGGGCTACATCAACCACCCCGCGGCCGCATTCACCAGCGCCGGCGCCCTGCTCGACTGGCTCCGCACCGACGAAAAGAGCCCGCTAAAGGCGGACCTCAAGGCGTCTGAGAAGGAGCTGGCCGAGGCCATGCGGATGTATGTGCGCCCCGGTACCATCTACCCCGCCGGCCTGTGATGCCGTCTGAGCCCATCACCTACGAGCCCCCGGGCCCCTTCAACATCCGCATCGAGCGCGACATCCCCACCGAGCGCGTCCTCATGGAGGTCATGCACGGGCGCGGGGTGTTCGTCTCGTTCGTCCTGTCCACCCAGCAGGCCAGAGAGCTGGCCGCCAACATCAGGGATGTGTGCAGCTGAGCAAGGTACTGCTCTTCGACATTGAGACCAACGGCCTCCTGCCCGAGCTTGACCGCATCCACTGCCTCGTCATCAAGGACCCCACCACCGGCGATGTGTTCTCCTGTTCCGACGCCCCCGCCCACACCGGACCTTCGGTGGATGATGGGCTACGACTTCTTGAAGCAGCAGACGCCATTGCCGGCCACAATATCGTGGGCTTCGACCTCCCGGCCATCTGGAAGATCCACCCCGAGTGGGGTCCCCGGTTTCGTACTGGAGGACCCGGTGTCGTCCGCGATACGATCGTTATGGCCCGCCTCGTCTGGCCTTCCGAGCGCATCCGAGACATGGACTTCACCCGTGTCGGACGCGGGGTCGCCTTCCCCAAGCAGCTCATCGGACGCTTCTCCCTAGAGGCGTTCGGCTACCGGCTCGGGGAGTACAAGGGCGACTACAAGGGCGGCTGGGACAGCTGGTCCGCGGAGATGCAGGACTACTGCGTTCAGGACGTAGAGGTCACGCACCGCCTGTGGGACCGCCTCATCAAGGAGCTGACGGACTGGGGCATCGACCCCCTCGATCCGGCCCCGCCCGCCGGCAAGGACTGCGTCCAGCTTGAGCACGACGTGGCCCGCATCATCGCCCGGCAGGAGCAGCACGGCTTTGCCTTCGACCGCAAGGCCGCGCTCACCCTCATGGGCAAGCTGGCCGGCCGCCGCGCCGAGCTGACCGACGACCTCCAGCGGGTGTTCCCGCCCAAGGTCATCGAGACGCCGTTCATCCCCAAGTCCAACAACTCCAAGCTGGGCTACCGCAAGGGCGAGCTGTTCATCAAGCGCCGCACCGAAGCGTTCAACCCGTCCTCCCGCCGTCAGGTGGCCGAGCGCCTCATGGAGCTTGGCTGGAAGCCCGACGAGTTCAACATGGACGGCACCCCCAAGGTGGACGACGACACCCTGTCCTCGCTCCCCTACGAGCCGGCCCAAGTCCTTGCCGAGTACTTCATGGTGACCAAGCGATTGGGCGCCATCGGAGAGGGCAAGGAAGCGTGGCTCCGGGCTGACCGGGGCGGGCGCATCCACGGCCGCGTCGAGACCAACGGCGCCGTCACGGGGCGAATGACCCACCAGCGGCCGAACATGGCTCAGGTGCCCGGCAACGCGGCCCCCTACGGCCACGAGTGCCGTTCCCTCTTCACCGCTTCCGCGGGCCGGGTGCTCGTCGGGTGTGACGCCGACGCCCTGGAGCTGCGCTGCCTCGCGCACTTCATGGCCCGCTACGACGGCGGCGCGTACATCGAGACGGTCCTCGCCGGGAAGAAGGAGGAGGGCACGGACATGCACACCCTCAACGCCAAGGCGCTGGGGTGCGACCGTGACACCGCCAAGACGTGGTTCTACGCCTTCATCTACGGGGCTGGGGACTGGAAGCTGGGCTACACCCTGACCGGCAAGAAGGGTCCCCGCCGCAAGATCGCGGCCATCGGGGCCAAGGCCCGTGAGGACTTCCTCGCCGCCCTGCCCGCCATGGGCAAGCTGGTGAAGGCGGTCAAGGCCGCTGCCAAACGAGGATGGCTTCTCGGCATCGACGGCCGACACATCTCGATCCGGTCGGACCACGCCGCCCTCAACTCGCTCCTCCAGTCGGCCGGTGCCGTCGTGATGAAGCGGGCGATGATCCTTCTGGATGCCGCCGCCGCCCACGCTGCCGCCTCTTGGGAGTTCTCGGCCAACGTCCACGACGAGTGGCAGATCGACGCCGAGCCCATGGTGGCCGAGGAGCTGGGCCGCTGCGCTGCTAGCTCTATCGCCTACGCCGGAGACTTCTACAGCTTCCGGTGCCCCCTCAAAGGCAACCATGTCATCGGCAAGAACTGGGCCGAAACCCACTGAGGGGTGGGTGTACGTGATCGCTAACCCGGCATGGCCGGGCTACGTGAAGATCGGCACCGCCCTCGACCTTAAAGACCGCCTCAAGGTCTACAACACCGGCTCCCCGTTCAGAGACTTCGCCATCACCGCCGCGGCCCGCTTTAAGGACCGGAGGGCGGCTGAGCGCCGTCTTCACGGGGAGCTTAAGGGCCTCAGGGTGGGGCGCACCGAATGGTACAACCTCCACCCCCTCGACGCCCGCAACCACCTCATAAGGCTGACAAAGCAGGAGCACTGTCAATGAGCATCGCAGAGGAGAAAGCATGGGCCAGCGCCCTCGCTACCAAGTACGGCATCAGAGAGCCGACACGCGCCCGCCTGACGTGGGCCGAGGACTACGACGCCTTCCGGCAGGCCCAAGAATGGACGACTGGGCCGACACCAGCCACCACGGCTACGGCATCGTAGTCCATGAGGGAGACGACACCCCCGAGTGGTACGACACCGGCATCCTCGACCCCGCCGGCGACCCGATCTACGGGCGCATCTACCGGCCTCAGGTCGGCTTCATCCACCGAGATGACGAGTGACCCGCACGCTCCTCATCGACGCTGACATTTTCGTCTACCGCGCCGCCTTCGCCTGCCAGCGGGACTACGACTGGGACGGGGACGGCGACAAGGCCAGCGTCACGGACTTCGAGGAGGCCAAGCTGGCCTTCCAAGACCTTGTGGACGGCGCCCTAGCCGACGCCGACTGGCCGGACTACGTCATCTGCCTGTCCGACAGCGAGCCCTGCTACCGCCGCGACTTCTACCCCACCTACAAGGGCAACCGGAGCAACCGTCCGGTCCTCTACTCGGACCTCCGGCAGTGGATCATCGACCAGCCGAAGTGGCGCACCTACCTCCGCCCCCGGCTGGAGGCAGACGACATCCTCGGCATCCTCGCGACCCACCCGAAGCTCATCCCCGGGCAGAAGATCATCTACTCCGGTGACAAGGACCTCCGCCAAATCCCCGGCCTGCACCTCGACGTGCGGGACGGCGACATGGTGACGGTCACGCCCGAGGAGGCGGAGCACTTCTTCCTTGCCCAGGTCCTCACCGGCGACCCCGTGGACAACTACCCCGGCTGCCCCGGCATCGGCCCCGTCAAGGCCGCCCGCATCCTCGACACCGACGCCCCGTGGCCGGCCATCGTGGCCGCTTACGAGGCCAAGGGTCTGACCGCCGACGACGCCCTCATCCAAGCCCGCTGCGCCCGCATCCTCAGGGCCACCGAGTACGACTTCAAGAACAAGGAACCGATCCTCTGGAACCCACCCGCTGCGTCCACTGTGGCGTAACCAGCACTGATCCCTGCCTCACTGCCGCGTACGCAATGGGGTGCAACCAGCTCTACAGGACGGCCCTGACCAAGCCTGATCCGGTCCCCTCGCCGGTGTCCGGGGCCACTGTCGGGGTCAAGTTCGACAACGACAAAGCCGACCTGTCCCTCCTAGCCTACATCCCCGCCGACGCTCTGGCCGAGATCGGTCAGGTGTTGGACTTTGGCGCCAAGAAGTACGACACGGACAACTGGCTCAAGGGGTTTGCGTGGCGGCGGCTCATCGCGGCCGCGTTCCGCCACCTGCTGGCGTGGTCCAAGGGGCAGGACAAGGACCCCGAGACCGGCCTCTCGCACCTCGCCCACGCCGCCACCTGCCTGATCTTCCTCATGACGCACCAGCGCCGGTCCCTCGGCACTGATGACAGGATCAAAAGCGTCGCATGACCAGCGCCCGCATCGACCGCACCGGGGGGCAATCTGGCCCCTCGGGATTTAAGTCATACACTTGCCTAACGCCGACCGAAGTTCCCCTCAAGGTTCCACCTATCGAGGATGTTCTGGTCGCGTACCTCAATCATGCGTTCCCCGACAGCCTACGTCTCGTGTCCACCCTCGGCTCAATCGAGGCGGCCCACGGCGCCCGTGCAGTCGTGGACCACATGATTGAGCTTTATCGACAACAGAACACAAAGGACACCTGACGCATGTGTTTCGGAGGGGGCTCAACCCCACCCCCGCAGCAGGCCCCCGCTCCGCCCCCGCCGGACCCGATGGAGGCCCCCGCTGCCCCGGCCTTCAACGAGGATATGACCAGCGCCACCAACGCCGACGCGGCCGTCTCCGGCTCCCGGCGAGGCCGCAAGGCCCTCCGCGTTGACCTCAATGCAGGCACCCGCACCAACACCCAGGCCGCCAATCAGGCCGCCTCCAGCTCGACCTCGGGTCTCAACATCCCGACCTAATGGCAGAGCGCACCTCGGTGCCCACGGCCGGTGCCGCTGCAACAGCAGCCTCCCGCTACGAGGCACTCAAGCGGCATCGCGACCCCTTCCTCATTCGGGGACGCCAGTGTGCCGCTCTAACCGTTCCGTACCTGTGCCCCCCTGAGGGCTTCAACGTACACTCCCAACTCCCCACGCCGTTCCAGAGCCTCGGTGCTCGTGGCGTCAGGACCCTCAGCTCCAAGCTGCTGATCTCCCTCTTCCCACCCAACACGCCCTTCTTCAAATACTCGGTTGACGATCTCACGATGCGTCAGCTTGAGCAGCGTCAGGGAGATCAGAACGGGCTCCGCGGCGAAGTGGAAGCCGCACTCTCCGCCCGTGAGCGGGCCATCCTACAGGAGATGGAGAGCGCCCTCTTCCGCACGACCGCCTACACCGTCTTCCAGCACCTCCTCGTCACCGGCAACGCTCTCGTGTACGTCCCCAAGACCGGCCGCTCCCGCGTGTTCCGGCTGGACCAGTACGTCGTCCGGCGTGGCCCCGAAGGCGGGCTGCTGGAGCTGATCATCCACGAGAAGGTGGCCCCGGCCTCCCTCCGCGACAAGCTCCTCCGCGGCGCTGATGTCCCCGCCCCCGGCGCGGCCAGCGACGAAGAGCACCTCGACCTCTACACCGTGATCCTCCGCGAAGGCGACCGCTGGGTTGTCCACCAAGAGCTGGAAGGCGCCCTCGTCCCCGAGACGGACGGCTCCTACACCCTCGACCAGCTCCCCTGGCTCCCCCTCCGCCTCTCCATCCAGCCGGGTGAGAGCTACGGCCGGTCCTATGTGGAGGAGTACCTCGGTGATCTCGACAGCCTTGAGGGGCTCGTTGAGACAATCGTTGAGGGCTCGGCAGCCGTCGCTCGGGTGGTCTTCATGGTCTCCCCCAACGGCTCCACCAGCCTCCGCTTGGTGTCCTCCGCCCGCTCCGGTGACGTGATCCCGGGCGAGGCGAACGACGTGAGCACCATTCAGGCCCAAAAGCAGGCAGACCTCGGTGTCGCCCGCCAGCAGGCCACCGAAATCGCCCAAGGCATCTCCGCGTCCTTCATGCTCAACTCCGCGATCCAGCGGACGGGTGAGCGCGTCACGGCCGAGGAGATCAGGTACATGGCCGCCGAGCTGGATGCTGCCCTTGGCGGCGTCTACACCCTCCTCGGTGGCGAGTTCCAGCTTCCCGTAGTCAACCTCTTCTCCACCCGCATGGAGAAAAACCGCAACGTCCCCGCCCTCCCGAAGGACATGGTGCAGCCCACCATTGTCACGGGCATGGAGGCCATCGGACGGGGCCAGAACCAGCGCAACCTCAGCCTCTTCGTCAAGGAGATCATTCAGGTGGTCGGCCCCGAGCTGGCCTTCCGCAAGATCAACCTCGATGAGTTCCTCAAGAGGGCCGCCGCGGACTACGGCATCGACACGCAGGGCCTCATCGTCTCCGACGAAGAGCTGGCCCAGCAGCAGCAACAGCAGATGCTCATGCAGATGATCCAGCAGCTTGGCCCCGACGCCATCACGCAGCTGGGCGGCATGGGCAAAGAGGTGGTCAAGGGCGCTGTAGCCCAGCAGACCGCCGCCCCCACACAAGGAATGAACCCCAATGGCTGACGCCGCAAAGCCCGCCCCCAAGGCGGACCCGAAGAAGGTGAACATCGAGGAGGCCGCCGCCGTTTCGGCCGGTGAGTTCCTCAGTGAACCGAAGTCCGAGACCCGCCTCTCCAACGGTACGGTTGTCCAGACCTTCTGATGGTTGACCGCGTAGACCTCGCCCCGCCGCCGGCCGATCCGGTGGTGGGGGCTGAGGCCCCTCAGGGCAATGACCGCCCGGCTTGGCTCCCCGCCGAGTTCACTTCCGTCGAAGACTTCACCAAGTCCTACGCCGACACCAAGGCCGAGCTGACCCGCAAATCGCAGGAGTTGGCTTCCCTCCGCAAGGAGCCTGACCCGCCCGCTGAGGGCGATCCGCCGCCGGCCAAGCCCGACGCCCCCAAGACCCCCGAAGGTGCCGCCCTTGAGATCAAGGACGAGGTGCAGGACAAGCCCGCCGATGGCCCGACCATGGAGGACTTCGCTCCCTACCAGCAGGAGTTCGTCCAGACCGGCGACGTGGCCCCGGAGAACCGCGAGAAGATCGCGGACAAGCTCAAGCCCCTCTTCGGTGACATGGCCCTCGCCGTCGTCAACGACTACATCGAGGGCTCCAAGGTCCGCCGTGACGCCACCACCAGCGAGCTGATGAGCGCCGCGGGCGGGGCCGAGCAGTACGGCGCCATGATGGGCTGGGCCAAGGACAACCTCAGCCAGCCCGAGAAGGAAGCCTACAACCGACAGGTCAACTCCGGCGACGTCCATTCCGCAAAGTTCGCCATCGAGGCCCTTCGAGCCAAGTACGAGAAGGTAGCCGGCCGCGAGCCCAAGCTGGTCGCAGGCGACGGCACCATCACCCCCGCCCCCAATGGCGCGTTCAAGTCCGTGCAGGAGATGACCGCGGCCATGAAGGACCCCCGCTACGCAAAGGACCCGGCCTACCGCGCCACGGTCCTTGAACGAGTGAAGCTCTCCAACCTCTGATGAACCGCGCGACCTTCTTCGCCCGAGTTCGCGGCCCGCTCTTTGGTGGCCGCCTCACCGCCTCTCAGGTGGCTGGCATCGAGCGCATCCTTGACGAAGCGCAGAAGCGTCAGACGCCCCTCTACTGGCTCGCCTACATCCTCGCCACCTGCTACCACGAGACGGCCCGCACCATGCAGCCGATCCGTGAGTTCGGCAGGGGGCGAGGCAAGCAGTACGGCAAGCCCACCAAGCACGGTGGCCAGATCGCCTATGGGCGCGGCGACGTGCAGCTCACGTGGGACTTCAACTACGATCGGGCCGACAAGGAGCTTGGCCTCAACGGGGCCCTGATCCGCAACTACGACCTTGCCCTCGACCCCGCCATCTCCGCCCGCATTATGTTCACCGGGATGGAGGAGGGCTGGTTTACCGGCCGCAAGCTGACCCCCGGACCCGCCACCTACAAGACTTGGCGCCGGATCATCAACGGCACCGACAAGGACGACGAGATCGCCGCCATCGCGGTGAGCTTCGAGGCCGCTCTCCGAGCCGCCGGCTACGGGACCGCACTGGATACGTCCACCGCCCCCGTGGCCCCGGCACCCCAGCCGTCGCCCGCCGAGGCGCCCGCTTCCACCCCCTCCCAGCCGGCACCGGCACCGGCGCCCAAGCAGGGCTTCTGGTCCCGAGTGATGGCCAACTGGAAGAAGCAGTCATGATCCGCGCCCTCATCGCCCTGATCATCGCCAACTGGAGGAAGTTCAAGTGAACTACGCCATCCCGATCCTTCTCCTCGGCGTGGCGGCCGTTTGCTGGGCGGCCCTTGCGGTCATCGCCAAGGGAATGAGCCGATGAACGGCCTCCTGTCCCTCCTCCCGGCCATCCTCGGCCCCATCTCGGACATCCTCGGCCGGCTCATCCCCGACCCGAACAAGCGGATCGAGCTGGAGAACGAGATCACCAAGGCCCTCCTCTCCAACCAAGCCTCCATGCTCGACGCCATGAAGAGCGTCATGGTGGCGGACGCACAGTCGGAGGGCTGGCTCACCCGCAACGCCCGGCCCCTCACCGTCGTTTGGGGCCTCTCCATGCTGACGTGGCTGGGCGTAGTCGCCCCGTCCCTCGGCATCGGCAGCGAAGCCATCGCCGCCATCAAGCAGGTCCCCTCCGACCTGTGGAACCTCGTGACCGTGGGTGTGGGTGCCTACATCCTCGGCAAGACGGGCGAGAGCATCGCCACGTCGATGGCCAACCGGCCAACCAAGTGATCCCGCGGCGGCCCTGCCGCTGGTCCCCGGCTGCGACCCGGGTCATGAAACTCGCACTTACTGGCGGGCCAACCGGCCTTGGCCACCCCACCGCCGGACCTGAGCATGTCCCATAAACTGCTCACCTTCCCTGCCGTCCTGTCAGCGGAAGCGTTCGGTGACTTCGTGCCCCTCTTTAGGGGGCGAACACCACGGCTGAAACCAGACCGTTTGGCTCGCATGGCCCGCCCCTGAGGGGGCCGCCCCAGCGAACTACCTGACCGTCTCGGTGCTCGGGCCTATCCCCAACACCAGGACAATCCCCAATGCCTGATACCACTGTCTCCCGCGTCGGCCAGATCAACACCTCTGGCGCCGTTGACGCCCTCTTCCTCAAGCTCTTCGCCGGTGAGGTCTTCACCGAGTTCGAGCGCACCAACGTCTTCAAGGACAAGCACTTCGTCCGCCCGATCCAGTCGGGTAAGTCCACCCAGTTCCCGCTGATCGGTCGCGCCTCGGCGTTCTACCATGACGTGGGTGAGTGGATGGACGGCTCCGCCATCCCGCACGCCGAGAAGGTCATCTCGGTCGGCAAGCCGCTCAAGGCCACGACCTTCATCTCGGACATTGACGAGGCGATGAACCACTACGAGGTTCGCGGCCCGTATGCCGCCGAGCTGGGTCAGGCCCTCGCCCTCGCCTACGACGAGAACGTCGCCCGCGTCATGACCCTCGCCGCCCGCCAGTCGGGCCAGGTGACCGGCCGCGCCGGTGGCTCCCGCATCGTCAACGCCTCCATCCACTCGGATGCCGCCATCCTGACCGCCGCGATCTTCTCGGCCGCTCAGATTTTCGATGAGAAGGACATCCCCGAGGGTGAGCGCAATGCGTTCCTGCTCCCGGCCCAGTACTACCTGCTCGCGCAGAACGAGAGCCTCCTGAACAAGGACATCGGCGGCTCGGGCGCGATCAAGGATGGTACCGTCGAGACCGTCGCCGGCATCACGCTGGTGAAGACCAACCGCGTCCCGCGCACCGACGTCTCCACGCCCACGGGCACCGTCGCCCCGGCCGCGTCCGGCAACTTCACCACGACCCGCGGCATCATCGCCACGCCCATGGCTGCCGGTACCGTGCAGCTGATGGATATGTCGATGGAGAGCGAGTACGAAATCCGCCGCGCCGGCACCTTCATGGTCGCCTCGTACGCGGTGGGCCACGACTGGCTCCGCCCGGAGTGCGCCATCGAGCTGGCGACCGCCAACCTCTCGTAATCCGTCCCTCAGGCCGGGGTCCCTTCACGGGGGCCTCGGCCATTTTTTCGTTCCAAGGACACCGTGAACCTCACACCCACTACCGAGCTTGAGGCGGTCAACACCCTCCTTCGCACCATTGGCGAGGCTCCGGTGAACACCCTGACCGGCTCTCTTCCCGTCGATGCCTCCATGGCTCGTCAGCTTCTCCAC